CTTGTTCATTAGAGACCTGCCTGATTTTCAATAAAGCGAAGGAATGCACCACGTCTTGGTGTGAACTTTGATTTAGGGCGCTGCTCTTCTCTGAATGAGATGTAAACCTTGTGTCCATTACGGAAAAAGAAATTCCCGCCCTTTTCACCTGTGTAGATAGTGGCACCTTCAGGGACTTTGTCGATGTGAACGTGAGTCATAAGGAGAGAGAGAATTAAGAAAAAGGGGGCTGGTCTTAAGGCAGTGTCCTTAGTGCTTGGCCTATGCCCAGATTTAAGGGTGGAATCACCAAGTTCCTCGACGGGACCGCTGTGTTCATGGAGAGGCCCGAAGACGCAGTTACAGCTGCATCTCACCAACCGCTTGACCCGAGCAGTTGCGGGCTTCACTGCGGAGGACACATTTGGGTGGAGTTTCACCCGCCCGCCAGCCAGTTAGTTACCGAAGCCTCTTGAGACTTTGGTGTTTCTTGGTCTGTGTTTTGGCGTTTGATTTTTTGACAAACGCCTAAACTCTCTGCCGTTACATAACACCTCTTTGCACTCTGAATGAACAGTCGCGCAGAGCCGGGGGCTGTTAGAGCGGAAAGTTTCGAAAGTGTTGTTGCGAGGGTTATGAGTAGCTGCCATCAGACCAGTGCGAGGAGTGAACGACGTGCGCGGTCAATACGCTTGGAACTTGTTCCTCCGTAGAGGGATTCCAGGCGGATTCGTGCCTTCTCTGTGTCACTACGGGACATGCCGCGAGTACGGCCACGGTCATGTGTCTCGTATTGGGTGATGGCTTGAAACAGACCCCATGCGGTTCCCGTTTCGATTCCATAGCCCGTATCACCGCTGTAATGGGAGCGGATGACATCGATGTGGGAAAGATCAGAGAGCTGACGCGGTCGCTTCTCCCCGGTCTCCTTATCCTTAATAGGATCAGAGAGGTCATCGGCATAGGTGGCTTCCAGGATTCGCTTAGCCAGCTCCTGATTGAGCTTGAGCGATGCGAGGGGTCGTAGTGCGTTCAGATCGGTCTCGAACTTCTGCTGCTCGACGTTGATCAGATGAGGCAGTGCCTCAGCAAACCGAGTGACTGATGCTGTGTGGCGCATGACCATGCCTGCACCTTCTGCCTTAGCTCTGTTGGCTCCCTTGTTGCAGAGGTAGTTGATCTGGTTGGCGCACTGCAGACGGATATCTGAGAAGAAGACACCGAATGAAGATGAGCCATCAAAGGAGTTGAAGGCGTGGAGATAGCGACGAATCTTGTCACCGGAGGTGACTTCACCCTCGATGTCGCACCGGGCGGAGACAAAGATCTTCTTACCGTTGCGGATGGTCAGGATGTTGTCGATCTCGACGTTCTCCCGCAGAGCATCGAACAGGTAGATCAGGGAGTCATTCTGGACAGGGGTGTAGCTGCTGCCCATGATTCCGAGACATGCACCTGTGTCCTCTCGGACGATGGTGCAGTGCTCATCGGCAACCCTTGTCTCACCTTCATGCTGATAGGTGGTGGTCCGCTTGCTGACCTTGAAGTCAGCTCCTGCAGCTTTGAAGGCTTCGTAGGCAGAGAGGTTCTCGGTGATCAGAGTGCCGCCTGCTTGAGAGACAAGTGGATTGACTTGGTAGCCGTTTTCCCTGTACTTGCCGTACACCATCGCCTCTTCTTCACGGGCGTACTGGGTAGAAACGGAATTGCTAGTGCTTGGAAGAATGGTCATTGGTTTGGTGAGAGAGATAAAAGAACAAGTCCATACCCATGAGGATATGAAGCCCGACCCAACCTGTCTAGGTTGAAAGACAAAATGAATCGGGAGGTTAGAGTGAAGGCTCACCGACCGTCGCTCTACGAAGCGGTCGGAAGGTGAGAGAGATACAACCCTGGGGTGAGATCCAGGGTTTTTTATTGGGCTTAAATGCCTCTACTGTTTTGCTGTTTGAGATCGCGAATGCGTTCACGCTTGGCTTGACGTTCACGCGCTCGACGTATCTCGCGAGTTGTAGAGGCGTTTTTACCGATGAACTTGCTACCGCCGATAGCGTGTAAAAGCTCATTGGTGATAGCACCAGCTGCGTTGTTGACTTTCATTAGTCAGCCTCCGTTTTGTCGAAATCGATTGCGACTAAAGGAGCCTTCTTCTGGTCGAACTTGACTTCGACCTCGTCAACAGCGTTCCTGAGAACAGCAATGACGTTCTCAGCTTCCGTCTCCGTATAGCCGTAGGACGAGGGGTTGGCGAGATTGCCAATCACTCGAATCGCTTTGTCGGCTTTCTTCAGCCGAGATAGAGCAATCCTCTTGAAGTCAGCTCTCTTCTCTTGGATGCTTTTCATAAGATCTCCCAGCTAGAGGCTTTGATCTCAGCGATGAGCTGACTATTGTTCATGGATTCAAGTTGTGAACGCATTTGAGAAGTTGCTTGCTCAGGTGTAACGCCATGTTGTTCACAACCATCCCAGCTTTCAGTCTCGATCCAGCAGTCCATGTACTCATCTATGAGTTCAGAACGTCGGGCTTTTGAGATGTAAGTACTGGTCATCGGACATCAACTCCTTGGATGAATTGGGGCATTTTGAAGATTCCACAAACGTGGTCGCATGTGTCTGAGTAGTGCATCGCCCAGGCTTTGGCTGTACTCAAATTTGTGAAGTAGTCGCAATCCCTCTCCATAGAGAAGTCACCGTCATAAGCATCACGGTTCTGAATGACGACATACTTAGCCTCTGATTGTGTGCAGCGTTTCATGCTCAGCTCTGCGAAACGCTTCTCACGCTCTTCATAAGAGCGGTTGTAGTTGTACTTCATTTGGCTACCTCCACTTCGGTGACATCGATGTCGCACTTGCTGAGATTGATTTGACTAGGAAGCAAATCGGAAATAGAAGAACCGTCGTCCTCCCAACCTTTGAAATCATCTTCTGATTCAAAAGTCAGAAAATACCTTCTGTATTCTTCATATTTGACTTGGTAAGTCATTTTGAATCCTCCACGGTTTGTAAGATGTGTTCGAGTTTTTTGCGGCTGATTTTCTTGTCATTCAGCCAAAGGTATGTAGTCACCTTTGAGTAAGGAAACCCGATTGGTGAATCCATCAACGTAAATCCGATCTTTACTCTGAGGTTGTTAAACGACCAAGCAAAGTTCAAATACTGCGGATGTTCTTTATCGGGATTGCTGCAGGAATCAATGTGGCATTTGAATTCCTCCCTAGCGTCATCAATAGACTTCAGGATTGTGTGCTGCATTACTACGCCTCCTCCTGCTCGATCACCCAGGTCTCGAAGTCTGGAGGAGTGTTGTAGTCGTCTCCGTAGTGCTGAGGAGAGGGATCGAAGTTTGCAAGAAACTCGTTGTACTCCTCCCGCAGAATCTCAGTGACTGATTTGTAATCTGGGGCTTTGATGTAGGTGTGGTTCATGGGTTTGTTTTGGGGTCGTTGAAAAAGTGTTCGTAAGCATCAAAGAAATCAAAGATCTGCCTGGTAGGTAGCTTTGATAGCAGGGCATTACGGTTGTTCCTGATATGCCATTCCTTGGTGCTTTTGTCGTACTCAACGTAGAATTTCACGATCAACCCACTGAGAAGTAAAGAGTCTTGCCGTTGATAGATTTTTTCTCGACTTGATTGTCGGCAATCATTCCCTCCAGGATTCCGTAGGAGAACCATTGGCGTGAGTCTTGATAGCCAATAGCCTTGCCTACATCGCAGTTCCTTACACCTTCAGGGTTGTTGTCCAGGAACTCAACAATCTGCTTCTTCAGCTCGATTCTGTTGATGAATGTGTGGGCAGGCCAGACGACTTTCTTGGCGTCGTAGCGATTGGAAGTGACGAACGAGGTCATTGTTTTAGATGAGAGAGATGTGT